AAATATGTTCTAGTCTTCTTTGATTAGGATCTTGTATAGATTGTCCAATATAACATCTTCCAGATTCAATGTGCGTCCATTTATATATGTGCATATCTTAATTGTCAGCCTTTGGTTTGAGAGCATCGGTCAATGATTGTCTCTGTGTCACTGTCAACCCATTTATGGTCGATTCTGTTGCATTGTTGACGAAACTCGTCTTGTAGTTGCCCCTCGAATCGTTGTTAGTGGTAGTTATTCTCACACTGTCTTCTATTTTGACCCATCTGGCTCCGTCGTATCTGAACAGTCTGTTAGGCAGGTAATCTGTCCTCAAGAAATAGTCTCCCTGATCAACACCCGAAGTCGGAAACGATATCCCAAATCCTGCAGGATTTCCATTGGGTGCAACCCCGTCACCATCCAGATAGAAACCATAGTGGGAACTTGCTGGTGTGTCTATTGTCGCATTTACTGTGTTACTGCTACTCGCTCTTTGCGATTCGGTGTTGACATTTTCTGTCCGGATGTTTCCTCTTTCATCGATGGGTGCAACATAGTACTGTTTGTAATTGAATCCGGCTTTTGGTGAGTCTGATTCTGCTTGTGCTACGACCTGCTCATTGATTGATTTCTCTTTGTTGTATGTTGACATGTAACTGGCAACTGAACCTGTTGCCGTTGCATCGCCGATGATGTCTTTGAACTCCTGTGAGTCCACCATTGTCTTCATCTTCAATCTCAACAGGTGTGGCCACCATGTCTGACTAAATCCTTCCGCCGCCCTGTTAACATCTTCAACAACGTAGTATCTTTTCAGTGCAATCGGTATGCTCTCATCTAATGAATAATCTTCTTTCATGTGTGGGAACTCTATGACATCACCTGACATTGGTTTCCTACCTAATCTTTCAACTATGTCGTTCAGATGTACAGTTAAAAATAGTGTGTCGTTCTGTAAGAACATGCCAAACTGTGATAGGTTGAAGTCCGCATCTTGCACATTGTATATCCCCCTCACAACATACACATCGTCATCGTATTTCCTGTCTCTGTTCTCTAGAAATAATAGATCCTGTATGGTCCTTTCGTTCAATGTGTCACCTGAATACTGTGGTTGTGTGGGGCTGGCCGCTCCGTCCTTGTTTGTGTCTCCCTGATCGTATGGTCCTAGGTATTTGTGGAAGTGTAAGTCCGTTCCTCCCACTTGAAACATCTCCTTGATGTTACGATCGAAGAACTTGTAGTCATTGCCCTTTTCAGGCTTGAAAATGGATAATCTTGGCATATCATACATATTTATTGAATGCACAACGACTATAAATATGTACATGTCAGAACTACAATCAGGACAACAGGAAATATTTGAGTATGTCAAGACCAGTCTAGGTGATGGCATGATAGACGTTGAATTAGACCCAAAACACTATCAAACGGCACTGGAAAGAGCAGTAAACAAATTCAGACAGCGATCTTCAAACGCAGTAGAAGAATCATACGCATTCCTTGAATTAAAGAAAAATCAAAACAGTTATATCTTGCCAGATGAAGTGATCAACGTGAGAAACTTAAACAGAAGGACTGTTGGATCAAGATCCGAGGGTGGTGAAGGTGGAACACTGTTCGAACCTTTCAACTTGGCCTACACGAACACGTATTTGTTGAGAGCAGGAGCAACTGGCGGATTGGCCACTTACTATGCATTCGCATCATACCAAGAATTAGTGGGGAAAATGTTTGGAAGTTTCATACAATTCCATTTTGATGTCGCGACTAAAAAATTAACGATCACACAGAGACCAAGAGCAGACAACGAAACAGTTCTCATGCACACTGACAACTACAGACCAGATATCACACTGTTCAAGGACATCTATTCGAAACCATGGATCAGGGATTACACTCTCGCAGTGTCTAAACTCATGCTGGGAGAAGCGAGGGGTAAATTCAACACAATCGCAGGACCACAGGGTGGCACCACACTGAACGGTGATGCCTTAAAGGCAGAAGGCACAGCAGAGATGGAAAGATTAGAATCCGAGATAGGCAATTTCCAAGAGGGTGGCACACCACACAGTTTTGTTATCGGTTAACTTCTAGTACCGGTAAAGTTTACTGCATATCCATTTAAATACGAGTATCATGATAGATTCCAGATACAAGAAACTTCCTAAATGCACCCTAGAAGAACTGGCCGACATGGTGGATGACCTGGAGAACATGTCCATACACGCCCTTAAAGAAAAGAAACTGAGCATGCGGAGACTGGTATTGACGCAGATACATGATGTCAAAAAAGAGATTGAAAAACGTTTAAAAAAATAGTATAATAACACTATGTTGATAGGCGTGGTAGGTTTGATAGGTTCTGGTAAAGGCACAGTCTCAGACAGGCTAGAACACAAACACAATTTCCGTAAAGATTCATTCGCAAAAAGTCTGAAAGATGCAGTTGGTTCCATGTTCAATTGGGACAGGGAAATGCTGGAAGGCAAGACCGATGAGAGCAGGGCATGGAGAGAGAAACCTGATGCGTTCTGGAGCAAACGATTTGGCAAAGATGTTACCCCACGTTGGGTGTTGCAACACTTTGGTACAGAAGTAATGCGTCAAGGCATGCATGATGCTATATGGGTGGACAGTTGCATGGCCAGATATGACGGCAAACCCACCGTGATCGCAGACACGAGATTCGAGAACGAGATAAAGACAATACGAGAGATGGATGGAAAAATACTGCTCGTGAAAAGAGGAGAAGTGCCCAGCAGAGAAGAAATGCAGGCGTCAGGCGCTCATCAGTCTGAATGGGATTGGATTGGTTGCAAGTTTGATTATACTATCGATAATACAGGAACACTAGAAGAACTAAATCACAGTGTGGACGATATGTTCGATCACCTGCTTCAAAGTAGCTAAAAAATAAATAGGGTTAAGATGGCTATAAGAATCAATAAAAATATTACATTTATTCATGTGGGTAAAAATGCAGGCACATCTATTACTTGTACTATTACGGAAAATTTAGAAACAGATTTTTCTGGAAAAACACACGACAGCTGGCAGGATATTCCAATTGAGTGGCAGGATCGAGGATTCGCAGTAATTCGAGATTCTTATAATAGAGCAGTTAGTTCTTATCTATTTGGAAAAAGAAAAACCTTGCGTTATTTAGGTTTTAAAAGAAATACTGCTCAGAGACAAGAACAATTGAAACAGGACATTGAGAGATACAATCGAGGTTTTGAATGGTGGTTGGTTAATCATTTATCACCAAAGACTTTCCTACAAACATCTTATTTGCCCAAGGATCTCAACCCAATACGTCTTCTTGTCTATGAGAATATACACAACCAGTGGGCAGAATTATGTCAAGCAGAAGGCTGGCCCAATTTAACATTGTCTGAACATAATATAAATCCTGACGTTGAAACACCATATGATCAATATCATACTGAACAAACTAGAGAGTGGGTGGAGACACACCTTTCTGCAGATATAGAATTATACCAAAAATTGACGACCTAGTCATCAGCAATAAGATCACCAACACGCCAGCCGAGTCTACGGGTACTACCCAACCGTTGGCAATTGGCGCAAACAGTTTTTAGATTGGCAGTCGCAGTATTCCTCAGATTCCCATCCACGAACAACACATCCAACTGGGACTGTGCCTGTGCTTTGAATCCACACAGTTCACACTTCCGGTGCTTCTTGTATCCTGAACGTTGCAACGCAGTCACACCACCTACTCGCTTACCGGCTTTTTTCCTGATGCAAGTGTCACACTTGCTACGCCAATATATCCTACCATATCTTTTATAAGCATAGGCCCTGGGCTTGGTCTTACACTCCTTACACAACGGTCTATCCTTGTACTGCATGTGTGTATTTACGTCACCTATATAGGCACCTCGAAAACGGTAAATTATGTCAACAAAACCGTATGATTGAATAAATAACTCTAGTATATACGTAACTTGCAAGGAGAATACGAAAAATGGCATTAACATCACCAGGAGTAGAAGTTTCAGTAATAAACGAGAGCTTTTATGTACCATCAGATGCGGGTACAACACCACTATTCATAGTAGCATCATCAGGGAACAAGACTAACGGAGCGGGAGACGGAACTGCGACAGGAACAACAACTGCCAGCGCCAACACTGCTTACTTGATCTCATCTCAGAGAGAATTAACAGAGACTTTCGGAGATCCGAAATTCTACACAGACGCTTCAGGAAATTCATTACACGGTTATGAATTGAACGAATGGGGTCTACAAGCGGCCTACTCATTCTTGGGTGTGGCCAACAGAGCTTACGTGCTAAGAACGAACGTAGACACTAGTGAGTTACTAGGCAGTGCATCGGCTCCTACAGCTAACCCAACAGATGGAACATACTGGTTTGACCTTGCATCAAGCAGTTATGGTACATTTGAATGGTCTGCTACCAATCAATCTTTCACAGCAATTACTCCAACACTTATCACTTCAACAAGTGACCTAGTTGGCGGTGTTTCAACTGGTGCACCAAAAACTTCAATAGGAACGATTGGTGATTATGCAATTAATACGACACACGTTACAAACAAACTTTACAAGAAGACTGCAAGTAACACCTGGGTACAGGTTGGTTCTTCAGCATGGCACACATCTTTACCGGTTGTGTCAGTTGCTTCAGGAACAACAGTTACTAGTGGTCAAAAGATCACAATGAACGGTGTAGAAATAACTTACGGAGGAACAGCATTATCAGACGTTGCATCAGCGATCGGATCAAGCGTGACCAACGTTACAGCTTCAGTTAACGCAACAACAGGTAACCTAGAGATATTCCACAACGGTAAGGCACTAGGTGACTCAACAGGCGGTGCTAACACTATCAGATTTGAAGCGAACACAGGAACTGCTTTAGCAGACCTAGGAATCACAGCAGGTGTTAAAAACGGTGCTAAACTGTTACAGGCTAAACACACCAACAGACCAACTTGGAAGACTGCAGACGAGAACAGACCCAACGGTTCTGTTTGGTTCAAGACTACTTCTGCAAACTCAGGTGCGGCTCTTGTTACTAAACTTTACAGCACAGCAAGTGCCAGCTTCTCTCAAGTTGCTAGTCCACTTTATGCCACACACCACTCTGCGATCTACAACCTAGACGCGGCGACTGGTGGAACTGCATTATCAACAGGCACAGTGTACGCACAGTACAACGTGACTGAAGAATCAATGACAGCGGCAGATGCCGCAGACGCTACTCCTAACGTTGGTGACTTCCAACTGTTCAGACACGAGGGCGGTGCTACGACAATCACGAGTTTATTGACTTCATACACTTTCACAAGTTCAGAGACTTTCTCTATACAAGAGTCAGTCAAGAACCAAGAAGCATTGAGTTCAGCAGTAACAGTAGCACTAGGTGGTACTGGAGTTGATGACTTTATAGCGGCAGTGAACGGTGCAGGTTTAACGAACGTTTCAGCAAGTAAGACAACTGCTGGTGCGATCACAATGACACACAAACTGGGTGGTGAATTCAGGATGTTTGACACATCTGGAACACCATTGGCAGATGCAGGTTTCAGTGCAACAACGGCACACAGTTATGGAACATACACAGCGAACAGTTCAACACTAATCGACAACTTGTATGACTTACCAACAGGTGAGAGCCTTGACTCAAGTGCCAACACAGGTATCATGGCAAGTAACTGGAAGAGATTGAGTTACACTGCTTCAACCAGTGCTCCGAGTAACGAGCCGGCAGACAGTACATTATGGTATCACACTGCGACTGACGAAGCAGACATCATGGCACACAATGGTACGACTTGGGTTGGATACGCGACAGCATATGCAACTACAGATCCAAATGGTCCACAGTTCTCAGCAACGGCACCGACTACACAGTCAGATGCTACTGCACTTGTAACTAATGACTTATGGATTGACACCAGTGACCTTGAGAACTATCCAAAACTTTACAAGTACAACACATCAGCAACGATAAGTTCAACAAACACAGCGAACCAAGTGGCAGTGACCACTTCGGGTGCGGCATGGGAACTAGTTGACAAAGCAGACCAGACCACAGAAGATGGTGTTGTGTTCGCAGACGCTAGATTACACACAGCGGCTGACAAGACAGATTCGTTGTCAACAGGCGGTGCGGGAACATCAAGCACAATCAAGGACTTATTGAGCGATGGATTCCTAGATCCGGATGCCCCTAATCCAGACAGTTACCCACAAGGTATCATGCTTTGGAACACAAGACGTTCAGGCTACAATGTCAAGGAATACAAGAACAGTTACATCACAACTACCAAATACCCAGGAAGCGGAACAACTGGTTTAGGTAACATCAGAGCAAGTAACGAGAGTGTATCAACTTACTTCCCAGACAGATGGGTCACTAAATCAAGCAACAACGCAGACGGTTCTGGTTCTTTCGGTAGGAAAGCACAGAGAAAAGTGATCGTTGAACAGATGAAATCAGAGATTGACACCAACCAAGCGATAAGAGAAGACCAAAGAGGCTTCAATGTTATTGCTACACCTGGTTACCCTGAAATGATCCAAAACATGATCAACCTGAACACAGACAGAAACAACACAGCGTTTGTAGTCGGTGACACACCATTGAGATTAACGGGCACGTCAACAGCGATACAGAACTGGGCCAACAACACGGCGTCAGCACTTGACAACGGTGAAGACGGTCTTGTTAGTGCAAGTGATTACTTGGGTATGTTTTATCCATCAGGATTTACAACAGACAACACAGGTAAATCGATCGTTGTTCCGGCATCACACATGATGTTGAGAACACTGGCCAACAACGATAACATCGCTTTCCCATGGTTCGCACCATCAGGAACTAGAAGAGGTATCGTTGACAACGCCACATCAGTTGGTTACATAGACACGGCGTCTGGAGAATTCCAAACAATATCTGTTACGGAGTCAGTGAGAGATTCAATGCACGAGGTCAAGGTTAATCCAATAACTTTCTTCTCAGGTGCTGGTATTGTTAACTTTGGTAACTTGACGAAAACATCAGCAAGTTCGGCGTTAGACAGAATCAACGTTTCAAGATTGGCAGTGTATCTAAGAACACAACTGGATGCTGTTGCTAAACCATTCATATTTGAACCAAATGATGAACTTACGAGGAACGAGATCAAAGGTGCGATCGAATCATTCTTGTTGGAACTTGTTGGTCAGAGAGCGTTATATGACTTCCTAGTAGTTTGTGATGACACGAACAACACACCTACAAGGATAGACAGGAACGAACTGTACGTGGACATAGCAATTGAGCCAATCAAATCAGTTGAATTCATCTACATACCGTTAAGAATCAAAAACACAGGAGAAATTGCAAAATTAGGGAACTAATTTTCGATAAAGGAGAAAATATATGGCAATATCAACATTATCAAAATTTACAGTACCTTTAAGCAACGACCAAAGTTCAGCATCACAAGGATTATTGATGCCAAAACTTCAATATCGTTTCAGACTGGTCCTGGAGAATTTTGGAGTATCAACACCAAGATCAGAACTAACAAAACAAGTAATAGATACAACAAGACCCAACCTGACATTTGACACAGTGACGCTAGATGTTTACAACTCAAAAGTTTATGTTGCGGGCAAACACACTTGGGAACCAATCACGATCAATCTAAGAGATGACGTTAACAACTCGGTTACTAAACTGGTTGGCGAACAGATCCAGAAACAGTTTGATTTCTTTGAACAGTCAAGTGCGGCATCAGGTATTGATTACAAATTCACAGCTAGAATTGAAATGCTAGACGGTGGTAACGGAGCGAGTGCTCCAAACGTCCTAGAGACATGGGAACTTTACGGTGCTTATGTTGAGAACGTTAACTACAACACACTGGCATACC